GCGACGGCATTGATTGCGGCCTGCTCCCACCACGGATGGTGAATGAACTGGTCTCGCATCGCGGCCAACATCATGACCCTCGCCATGCCCCTTCTCACCAGCCAGACTCCCAGGTTGTGATGCGGGGGATCGCCTATCTTTGCCATCGCCTGCATTGCCGACGGCGGGACTTCGGCAAAAATGTTGACGTCGCAGCGGCCAGAAATCACGACGTCCGCATCGAGCCACAGAACCTCGTCGAACTCCGACAAGGCATCTGCGACATAGGCGAGTTTCATCCAAGACTCGGGCCGCTGGAATGCGCAAGCCCGCGTGTGCGAGCGGAACGGCACTCCGATTCGGTCTGCATAGTGCTGCATGAGCGGCCACGTTACGCTGGCGATCTGCGACCAGGGTTCGTTGCAGCCAGAGACAATGACTCGGCTCATGGACGACCAATCAGCCAACAGTGACCAGGGTGAGCGCCGTGAAGCGGGTGCCGATGCAGTTCGACTCGCTTGCCGAGACGCCAGAGTTCCTCGACGACGGCCTGCCTCGTGTCATGACACTCGACGACAAACACCGTCCGAGACCAGCGGCCACCGGCAGAGCAGCCAGCCAGGACGTCCTGCTCCGCACCCTCGACGTCGATCTTGACGAAGTCGGCTCCGTCGGGGTGCTGCGAGTCGAGCGTCACGGACGAGACGGTCGTCACGGCCTCGACCGGAGCCGGAGACTGGCCGCCGCCGCCGATCGGGTGATCTTCGAGCAGCGAGTTCTGTCCCGTGTCGGGACGAAGGTAAAGGCTGGTCTCGCCGCCGCGGTTCGACACCGCGGCTTCGACGATCGTGACGTTGTCGATCTGCGGAATCAGATTGATGGCTCGACGGTCGGGCTCGTAGGCGACCACTCTCGTGAACGTCTTCGCCAACTCGACCGTCCAGTTGCCGACGTTGGCGCCAACGTCGATCGCCAACTCGTGTCTGGCGAGCATCGAGATCGCTCGCCCCGTCGGCGTAATCATCCACTGTTCGTCGAGCATCAGACCCTCGTTAGCGTGCCGGGAGGACTCCAGCGGTGGCGTCCCTTGCCGACGATTCGCCGCTGCTCTTCTTCCTCAGACCAGCCGGCCCGTATCTCGGCGGCCCGTTCGGCGATCTCTTCCAAAGTCGGCCCGGTCTCGTGTTCCTTGAGATCGTCGAGCGACAGTCCGTACCGGCGGACTCGGTCGTAGATTAGGTTTCGCGAGACGCCGAACGTCTTCGCGAGTTCGAGCGCGGAGTAGTGGTTGGGAATGGCTTCGCGAAGGTTCGTTTCGGTGAGATACATCAACCGCTTCCTTTCTTCTAAATGGCTCCCCCCGGCGAGTTCAGCCTTGCGGCCGCGACTCGCCGGGAGGAGACCACCGGAGGGGACTGTTCGAGACAGCCAACGCCAGTCGCTGACCGTCTCCTGTGTCGTGATAGAGCCGAACGTCGGTGAACTTCAGGTCGACGGCGCAGGCCATCGACTCAACCGTGAAGACCGCGACCGGGCTGCTGCGGTCGAGGTGGCCACCGGCCACGAGCAGCGTGACGGCGGCGGCAAACAACCCCTGCCGTCGACGCTCCGCGAGCGTGAACCCTTCGAGCGTCGGAATCCCGTGGATGCGACGCGAGGCCGCCCAGGACACCACCCGCGTGGCTCCGTCCCGAATCAGCACAATCGGCGTTCGCGTTCCGTCGCGATTCATCACATCAACCTGGAAACTGCTGCCCGCTCGGGTGAGCGAGGCGCTGATGGCCCTGGCATCGAGATCGCTCAGGGCTCCGACGGTCGTAGTTATCGTCTCCAGACAACTACTTGTCAATGGATTTTTCATGCACTTTCACTGGCTCCTGCTTGGCGACACTGACCTTCACAGACTCTTGAGTCGCAGGCTTGCTGCCCTGCCACTTCACGACTTTCTTTGCCACAGATCACCTCACTTTCTGTCTCGATCCAGACTCTCGCACCGCACGGCAACGGGTCGTGCGGGCTATGCACGATTCGTGACGGGCCGTCGATCGTGACTTCGTGGGCTCGCTTCGACGAGACCGGCCTGGCGTGCCGAGACTTGCTGGCGTAAGTCTTGATCGTCAGCGGCGGGTCGTTCCGGCCGTGCTTGCGGTTGCTCGCGATCACTTGTTGGTGAACGTGGATGATCGTCGTCACGCCTCGACCCCCTGCCCTCGGACAAACACGGGGGCGTTGGGGTTGTCGGTGCATTTGCTCAGTGTGTTGAACACGAAGTAGGCGACGGCCTCCTCCTCGGTGATATCGCCCTCGCCGATCACGATGTCGATGCACAGGTCGTAGTCGTAGACCGCGACCGGCGTCTTGGCGACCGTGAAGCCCATGTAGGCCGACTCGTACCCGCGGCAGACGAGGGCATTGGGGTTGGCCGCCCGGAGGGGACGGTAAATCTTGCTCGGGTCACAGTTCTCAAACGCTGCCACGGCGATCATGTTTGTCCAGTATCTCTTCGGCCTGTGTCCTGCTCGTCACGACCTCCGCGACTGCTCCTCCGATGTTTCGTAGTTCGCCGATCACATGAACTTGGAGCGGCGTCGGCTTCTTGCCGGGCTGTTTGACTTCGAGCCACACGGCTCGACCGTGCTTGACGCACAGAAGGTCAGGGATGCCGGGTCGCTGGAAGGCGCCACCGGCGACCTTCAAGACCCACCAGCCGCGAGCCTTGGCCGAGACTTGGATCGACTTCGTGATTGTGGATTCAAGCGGCATGGGCTCGCCTTTCGGCCCACCGACGGAGTTGCGACTCGCTCATCTTCTTGCGAGCCTCGGGCGTGTGCGTCCTGCCGAGGAAGTTCTTGTTGCCTCGCATCTTCTCGCGAGCCTCGGGCGTGTGCGTCCTGCCGAGGAAGTTCTTGTTGCCGAGACTCGCCTTCCGCATCTTCTCGCGAGCCTCGGGCGTGTGCGTCCTGCCGAGGCAATTCTTGTTGCCTCGCATCTTCTCGCTCATCTTCGCGCGGGTCTCGGGCGTGAGCGTCCTGCCGAGGCAATTCTTGTTGCCTCGCATCTTCTCGCTCATCTTCGCGCGGGTCTCGGGCGTGTGCGTCCTGCCCCACATACCGCTGCCGCCGAACCCTCCCGGCTTCACGTTGTAAGTGTCCCGCCGCTTGCAGAACTCCTCCGTGACGATCTCGGCCTCGCGAGCGTAGGCCTCGGCCTCAACCGAGAACTCTTCGAGAGTTCGCCGCACGAAGTTCTCGACGCCGTGCTTCTTGATGGCACGGCGCAGGGCCTTGCCTGAGCCGAGATAGCCGTCGAAGCCGTCTTCGTTCTGTCGGTGAACGCCGACGTAGGTCTTCCCGCTGACTAGGCAGCGGGTCTCGTATACGATCCATCGCACGGATCAGTCTCTCGCGGGTTTCCCCTCCGCGAATGACTAAGTCCACATGAACAGCGGCCCGTTCTCGCCGACATACGCTCCGAGCGTGTTCAGCGACAGGAACTCTTCGGCCTCGTCCTCGGTCATACCGTCTCGGCGGACGAGAATGGCGATGCACTTCTTGGCGTCGTAGATGGCAACGTGTGGATGGTGATAGTTCGCCGTGTAGCCGATGAGGGCCGCCTCGAACCCGTCGGCGAGCAGGGCCTCGTCGTTCAACTCGGCGAGCGTCTCGGAGATGTCGTCGAACCGGCTCATGCCGGATAGCCTCCGCGAACGACGCCGTGAGCCGGCGGCCACTCGGGCAACGTGAGCCAGAAGTCGGTGGCCCGGAGATCGCCCATGTTGGCGACGAAGCCGGAGTCCTGAGTCGCGTCGTGCATCTCGACGAGTGCGTTTGGGTGCTTGGGATGGAAGCAGTACCAGACTCCGTCCGCGAGCCAGCCAGCGAAGATGCGGTGGCCGCCGCTGTTGATCGTGGTCTGGCCGACGATCACGACCGTCTTCTCGGTCGGCATCTGCTCGACGACGGGAATCCAGGGGATGCTCACGACGACTCCCAAGGGCGAGTGAGCAGATCGATCTCGACGTACTTCTCGTCCTGGTAGGTGCCGGCGAGCGAAGCGATCACTTCGTCGGCTGGGATGTAGCCCAGGATTTCGACCGTGCGATACTCGTCGTCGGCGACCCTGGCGCCCCACACGATCTTGCCCGCGTCCTTTTTGCGAACCTTGACGGCGTTGCCGGTGCGAACGCGACGAACCTCGATGTCGTCGCCGACGTCCGCGAGGTGCTTGTACTTGCTGTGGTCGCCACGGCACCAGACGCCACCGTGCCAATACTTGCCCGTGTACTTGGCGACCGCGAGTTCGCAGACCGCAGCGGCCGGCTGGGCCAGACGGTCTTCCTGCATCCGCGAGCGATCGTAGTAGGAGGCGTCGTCGACACCCCAGTTGGCCGTGAAGCGACCGATGCCCACCGCGAAGGCTCGCTCGTATTCCCAGGGGTGGAGTTCGATGATGGGGTTCATGTGGTAAACAAACTCCCCTGCCCCGCCGCGACTCGCGGCTTCTTCTTCGCCACTCCCGCTTGAGCGATCCGCTCCTCGGCCAGGGCGATGTAGTCCGTATTGAGTTCGATGCCGACGGAGTCGCGGCCCAAGACTTTGGCGACGGCAAGGGTCGTGCCGCTGCCCGCGAACGGATCGAGGACGACGCACGGCACGGGCTCGTGCGGCTCGCACTTGC